ACCTGGAGTGGTCAAACACAGGTTGAATTTAGTCAAACAACAATTGATGAAGATATCGCACAAAGGAATGCACGTTAAATGAATAAAATTATTGATAAGAAGATATCTTTGGGAACATTACTTACAATAGGCACACTTATAGGTACTTTTGTTTATACACAAGGTGCTTTTTCTGCTAAAGTTGAATCATTTGAAAAGGAAGTCACTGTTCATTCAGTTAAGACAAATAAGAATAGTGATAAGATTCAGAAATTGGAAGTTAGCGTTGCAAAGATTGAGTCCAAATTGGACAATAGATTTGATAAGTTAGAAGAACTTTTAATGGATTTAGAATAATGGCCTGGGAATTTTCAGCACAAATACACGCTTTAACAGGATTCGATGCAGATACAAATACTGCAAGTGAGGTAGGCCAAGCTACTTATAGGGAGTTAACTGTTCAATGGCTTGAAGAGGCAGCAAAAGAGATAATAAATTTACTTCCACCAGAGTTAAAATTTAAATGTACTACAGATAGCACATTAAATAATTCAGCTACAACTCTTAATTTAGATACAGTTGGCAAGATTCTATATGTGACTCGTAAGAATTCTGATAATGGAGAACAAGTTCCTTGTAGGCAAATAGAGCCTTGGCAAGGTGGTTTAACGGAAGATTCTTCAAATATTATACATTACGCAACTTTAACTGACCCTGTTTATTGGACAACAAGTTCTGGTGTTTCTGCATTATTATTTGTAAAACCTACACCAACAGCGAATCAAACTGCAATAGTGCATCATGTTAATTATCCTTCAATAAATTATGATGATACAATTATTGGTAATTTTCCTGATGAGGCTGAATATTTAGTCCCAATAAGAGCAGCAATAACAGCAGCAGAATATATGTTGATGGTTGAAGAAGACCCTGAGATATTTTTACCAATGATTCAAAATTTAAAACAAGATTATAATCAAGGACTTCAATCTATAGGAGTTCAAATGGCACAACCTCAACAGGCAGGTAGATAATGAAAGTTAAAGATGTTATAAGTCAAATTGAAATGAATATGGGAAGACAGCCTGAAGGTTATATCATGAGGCTTCTTAATGATGGTCTTCTTGATATTGCAGCAGAAAGACAACATAAAATTGATGATGTTAAGATGGATTTGGTTGAAGACCAAAGATGGTATGAGCTTGAAGATAAAATGATTGATATTATACGAGTTGAAATTAAAGATACAAATAGCAGATATGCAATGATTCCAAAACTTGCTGATGCTCATAAGATTTTAAAAGAGGATGAATATTAATGGCAAAAAGAACATATCCAAATAATTATTTTGCATGGTATAATAATGATGATAAGATTGCCATTGTATGTCTTGTAACCTCAACAGATGATGATGCAGGCACTAAATCAGGTGAGTATGATACATATAGTGACTCAACCGTAGCAAATGGCTTAAGAATACATTATCACGCTAAATATACAGAGGCTAGAGACCCTGAAGATGATTTATATAAAGATATTGGACTTGATTCTGGTATGCATTATTCTCTTTTATGTTATGTGAGAGCAAGGTTATTGGAAGATGCAGGCAATTATGAGGCAGCTCAGTATCATAGACGTATGTTTGAAAAAACCAAAAACGAATACCCAATGAGAAAATCAGGAATAAGGGTATTAAGTGTACCAAAGATTTAGGAGAATAAATGGCAACAACAATTAAAAATGCAACATTAAAAGTAACAGTCAAAGAAGAGATTACCTTAAATGGGAATCGTCAGGATTCTGAGAATATTAAAAGAATATCTGATGTCAATGAAATAACAAAACGAATAGTTACTGCAACTACAACTGAATGCGGACTTCTTGGGTTTTTATCTAGTTTAGCAAGTGTTGGAGTAACTGCAAATAAAGTTGGATATTTAGCTGGAATGTTTGATGATGGAGAGGTTAGGTACATGAGATTTACTAATTTAGATGGTTTGAATTTTATTACATTAACTTTCAGAGATGAAGATAATACTGAATTTAGAGTTAAAGTAGATGCTGGCCATTCATTTATATATTCTGGAGACAATAGTGGAGGATTAGTTGACACTATGAAAGCTAGTGGTTCTGCTTTAGCTTCTGGATTGGCTGATTTAGTAGATATAACAGTAGATGCAGATACAGATTCTTGTGATGTTGAAGTGTTTGTGGCTAGTGCATAAAATTAAACAATAGGATTGTTTGAATAAAACAAAACAAGATAAAGGTGTAGTAAAAAGAGTATTTGTAACACCTGATAAGCATTTTCCACTTGCTGATAAAAAGGCAATTAATGTGGTAAAAAAAGCAATTGAGATTGTACAGCCTGATGTTTATATAGATTTAGGAGATGTTGGTGAATGGCATGGTTGCTCTCACTGGCAATGGAGTAAAAGAAAAAGACCTCCTTTAGAATATCAGATACCGTTTATTGACAAAGATGTTAAAGATGTTAATCGTGGAATGAATCGAATTGATAAATCTTTAGATAAGGCTGGTTGCAAAGAAAGATATATGATTGAAGGCAATCATGATGATTGGATGAATAAATTTGTTGATGAGAATCCATTCTTAACTAAATATAGGTTTGCAGAATGTGTAAAACTAAAAGAAAGAAATTACAAGTATTATCCCATGGGGAAGTATCTCAAAATTGGGAAGCTTCATTTTTATCATGGCCATCATTTTGCTGGAATACATCATACCCGAAATCATTTAATAAGATTGGGAACCAATGTGATGTACGGACATCATCACGATATCCAACAGTCATCAGTTACACATATTGATGGAGCTAAGTCTGCTTGGAGTATTGGTTGTTTAAAAGATATGTCTGATGAAGAAAATGCTTGGCTAGGAAATAGAAAACATAATTGGTCACATGCATTTGCAATTGTTGACTTTTATGTAAAGGGGCATTTTACTGTGCATGTAATACAGATTATTGATGGGAAGACCTCATTATGGGGCGAATTGATTGATGGAAAATAAATATGAACGAAGAGGAATTACAGAAACAAGCAGAAAGTTTTCTAGGAAATTGGGTATGGCTATTTGTATCTGGAGTTGCTCTTTTATTATTTAAGTCCACTATAGAGACAGTCGTTGAAGGCATGAAAGTCTTCATGGGCAAAGATTTAAATACTGATGATGTCGTAATACTAGATGGAAGGCCTGCAAGAGTTATAAGAGTTGGTTTTTGGAAAACAACATTCTTTGCATATGATATTGGAACAGCGAATGGAAAGCCTTTTGTTAAGGGTGGAACAAAACTACAGATTCAAAACGACAAGCTTAAAGACCATGTAATTGAAAGTCCATTACAGATGTTGGATTTAAGCAAATGGGAGGGTCAAAATGTTACAAAAGATGGTGATTAATAAGATTGTTGACTTAATTTCAAAACAATTTAAGTTGTATGATTTAATGAAATATGTTAAAGAGCCCAATGATGCAGATGCACGAATTGATGAATTGGAAATAAGATTTTTTCAACTTGGTAGAAAAGTTGATGAGTTATTGAAAGATTCACATCCAAAGAGAACTTTTGTAAGATGTGAAAAATGTAATAAAGAAATTGAAGAAGACGGTAAAGAATACCGTAATAAATTATTATAAGGAGAATACAATGAAGAAAGTCGTAGCAATAATAGTAAAGAACTTATTCAGTGAGAATATACTTAAATCAGTTTTCGTTAAGGTTGGAGACTATTTAGTATCATCATCAAAGAATAAATTAGACGATAAAGTTTGGGCTGTTTGTAAAGATAAATTATTATAAATGCCAAAGCAGGAATATAAGATACAATCATTTCATGGGGGCACAAACAATAAGTTTGACCCAAGAGATATTGGTGATGAAGAGAATGCATATTCCCAGATGTCAGTATCAAAACCTGGCAGACTTGTCATGGAAGGGAGCTTTAAAACATTGTCGAGTAAAACTGGAATAAATGGCCATACCGTTGATGATGCCTCTTTAACAGGGGGATTTCAAAAAGGATATGGGTTTCATTCTTTTTCTCATGATTATGATTTAGATGGAGATGAGGTTGATACTAATTTTATTATTTTAAATGATGGGGAAGAAATTGATATATATGACCCCAATAAAGGAACTCCTGGATGGTATGCTACTAAATTTAAATTAGGTTCTCAAGGGACATCAGTTAAATCCCATTATTATAATG